GACTATCGCGCCATGATCCCGCTTTACCCATACCATGACCAGGTATAAAACGGTTGGGCGGGTGAGCTACCCACTCAACCCGCCCATTGCCACCGGCTTACACGGAGCCTGATGTGACGAACGAATTTTACGAAACTGACGCGGATGTCGCAAGCGCTGATGAGTTCCGCCGCTTCCTAGAGCGCAAAGCCCAATCCGAGGGCCAGCACGGCTTCAAGCCGACACTCATTCACCCTGCCCTATTCGATTTTCAGGCTGACCTCATAGACTGGTCGGTCAACAAAGGCCGCGCAGCAATCATGGCAGATTGCGGCCTCGGAAAGACGTTGATGCAGCTCGTATGGGCGCAAAACGTCGTCGAACACACCAACGCAAACGTGCTGATCCTGGCGCCCCTCGCGGTCGCCGGCCAAATTGTCCGCGAGGCCGAAAAGTTTGGGGTCGAGGCGAAGAGATCAAACGACGGCCGACCAGCCTCCAAGATCACCGTCACCAACTACGAGAAACTCGACAAGTTCGATCCGGCAGAATTTGCGGGATGCGTCTGCGACGAAAGCAGCATTCTCAAAAACTTCAACGGCGCGCGTCGGGGCGAGATCACCGCCTTTATGCGCAAGATGAACTATAGGTTGCTATGCTCCGCAACTGCCGCGCCTAACGACTACATCGAGCTTGGAACATCATCGGAAGCCCTTGGCTACCTAGGCCACATGGACATGCTCAACCGCTTTTTCAAAAACGACCTGAACAACTCAGCGACGGGTCGGATGCGGGGGCAGGTGGCCAAATGGCGGTTTAAGGGGCACGCGGAGCTTCCGTTTTGGCGGTGGGTTAGCGGCTGGGCGCGCGCTGTAAGGCGTCCATCGGATCTCGGCTATTCCGACGACAGGTTCATCCTGCCGCCGCTAGTCGAGCATCAACACGTCGTCGCAGCCAGGACTAGGGCGGATGGCATGTTGTTCTCACTGCCGGCCGTTGGCTTGGCAGAGCAGCGCGACGAGCGAAATAGGACGGTTGAGGAGCGATGCGAGATGGCCGCCAAGCTGGTCGATACGGGGCAACCCGCCATCGTCTGGTGTCACGGCAATGAAGAGAGCCGCCTTCTCTCTGAGATGATCCTCGGAGCCGTTGAGGTTGCCGGGTCACACTCGGATGACCTTAAGGAGGAGCGGCTTTTGGCGTTCGCCAACGGTGGCGCCCGCGTCCTGGTGACGAAGCCAAAGATAGGCGCATGGGGTCTGAACTTTCAACACTGCAACCACATGACGTTTTTTCCATCCCACTCGTTTGAGCAGTACTATCAGTCTGTGCGGCGTTGCTGGCGGTTCGGTCAGACGAGGCCTGTCAGGGTCGATATCGTCGCCACGGAAGGCGAAGCGGATGTCCTCAAAAACTTACAGCGCAAATCGGACCAGGCCGACAGGATGTTCGAGTCGATGGTTGCGCAGATGAACAACGCGATCAGCATTGATCGCCAGAAATCCCACACGAAAGAGATGGATATTCCGCAATGGCTGTGATCGAGAACAAAATCACTCAAAAATATGCGATCTACAACGGCGATTGCATAGAGGTCATGTCGCAGCTTCCAAGCGACACCATTCATCTTTCTGTCTACTCCCCCCCTTTTGGCGGGCTATACCAGTACAGTAGCGATGACCGCGACCTGTCGAATAACGACGACTATGGTCAGTTTCTTGAGCATTATGAGTTTTGCGTCCGCGAGATCGCGCGCATCACCATGCCTGGACGAATGACCGCCGTACACTGCATGGATGTTCCGCGCTCAAACTCTGGAACGGACAGCTATATCGACTTTCCTGGCGACATCATTCGAATGCACGAGCGCGCCGGCTTTAGATACGCTGGGCGCCACGCCATATGGAAAGAGCCGCTAGCCGTGCGGCTTCGGACCATGCAGAAGAACCTGGCTCACGCGGCCCTATGCGAAGACAGCATGGATTGCGGCGTGGCCTCGGCAGACTACCTTTTGTTGTTTCGAAAGGCGGGAAAAAACCCGGTCCCCGTGGCGCATCCGGTCGGCCTTCTAGAATATGCTGGCGAGCGCGCCATACCCTCAGACGTTTTGTCGTTCCGCGGATGGACTGGGAAGCAAACCGAGAACCGTTTTAGCCATTGGATTTGGCGACAATATGCAGACTGCATGTGGGATGACATCCGCATCAATCGCGTGCTGCCATACAAGGCCAGCCGCGATCAGGACGACGAGAAGCACGTCCACCCGCTACAGCTCGACGTGATTGAGCGCGTGGTGCAGCTGNGATCAAATCCCGGCGAAACGGTATTCACGCCGTTTATGGGCGTCGGGTCCGAATGCTACATCCCCGTCATTCTCGGACGTCGAGCTATCGGCGTTGAGCTAAAGACCAGCTACTTCAATCAGGCGGTCAAGAACATGGAGGGGGCTGAGACCGGATACCGTTACGATCAGATCAATACTGAGCTGTTCGACGATGCCGATCCTTTTGCAGCCCCAGAATTTGGCGTCAAATGAACGCCGCCCCTATTCTGGGGCGACGCATGAGCGAAGCCCCCCAGACGCCCTCAGAGCCCCCATCCGAAGGCCTAACCCCCATCGGCCCCGTAGTGGCGGGAGAAGCGGCATGACCGTTGTCCTGTCACTCTGGAAAGGCCAGATTCCAGGCCCCGGCCATCGCCCGACCATGGCGCAAATTCTGGACGGGGTTGCCATGCGTCACTGTGTGACCCCGGAAACGCTTAAGGGTTACGAGCATCCCAAGCGCCTGGCGCATGTGCGCTGGGAAGCCATGGCCCTGATGTTTGCCACGGGCCGATACTCAAAGCGCCAGATCGGTAGGTTCATGGGCGGCCGGGACCACTCAAGCGTCGTGCACGGCATACGCCAACATGAGGCGCGCCTGACGCCAGTTGAGGGCGTCGTGCATATCAGCGTCCCGATAGCCAAGATCATGTCTCACCTTAACGCCAAGATTGAAGGCCGCCGCCAATGATCCATGCCGTTGAGTCTGAGGTGGCGCTGATCGGCGCCGCCATGCTGGACAAGGAACAGGCCTCCGACGCTGTAGAGCGGATCAAGCCCGACCTGTTTTCCGAGCCGACGTTCGCCCGCATCTGGGCGTTCATTCAGGCTCAACCCGGCAAGGTCGATCCGTTTCTAGTGTCTCAGGCCTTCGCTGATGACGCGGCGGTTAAGGAGCTGGGCGGTCAGGCCTTCCTGATGGAGGCCTATGACCGGGCCAACTTCTTCTCCCTGCCGGCCCATATCGACGCCGTAGTGGACGCCGCGACGCGCCGAGAGGTCTCAGGCCTTGCGCGGGAGTATCAGGGGCTTTGCGAGAAAGAGGCGGGGCAGGGCGAGGCGCTGCTAGCCGACCTTGAGCGCGGCCTGTCCGACATCGCCCGCCGCCATGTGTCGCGCCCCCAAGCCATCCCTGCGGGCATCGGCGCGCTGGAGATGCTGGAGGCGGCCTATAGCGGCGAGTTTGTCGGCACGCCCGTTGGCCTGGACGCTATCGACAAGGTGACGGGCGGCATCCGCCAGGACGACGTGTGGTTCATCGGCGGCCGGACTTCCATGGGCAAAAGCGTCATGGGCCTGTGTCTCGCCAGGGGGCTAGCCGAGCAGGGCCGGGGGGTTCTGATGTTCTCCCTCGAAATGCCCATGCGCGAGGTGCAGGCCCGGCTTATCGCAGACATCGCCTATGACCGCGGCATCCCTGAGAACACCGCAGACGGCGGCAATGTCCGCTATGGCGACATCCTGAAGGGCCGGGGGACGCAGTACCAGAAGGACCGCGCCCGCAAGGCCGCCCGACAGCTCGCCAGCTTGCCCCTCGTGGTCAATGATAGAGCGGGCCACACCATAGAAGAAATCCGCGCCCAGGCCCTGCGGCAGGTCCGGGCATGGGAGAAGGCCGGCGTTGAGCCCGGCGCCATCCTGATCGACCACATCGGCCTTGTCCGGGCGCACACCAAGCGGGGCGACAGCAAGGCCGCTGAGACCGCCGACATCGTCAATGAGCTGAAGGGCCTCGCAAAGCAGGTTGGTGCCCCCGTCATCGCCCTCTGCCAGGTCTCCCGCAACACTGAGAACCGGAACGACAAGCGCCCGACGCTGGCGGATCTGAACTGGTCCGGCGCTATCGAGCAGATCGCCGATTTCGTGTGCCTCCTCTATCGGGAAGCCTACTACCTGGAGCGGTCCAACGACGATGACAGCCTGATCCAGGCCGCCCGCGTGCGCCATGACCTGGAACTGCTGATCCAGAAAAACCGCAGCGGCCCGATCTGCAACGTGAAGTCCTATGTGGACATAGGCTGCAACGCGATCAGGGACATCGAAAGCCATTACGACCGGAGGATGGCATGAGCAAACGCTCTGATCCCTGGTTCAAGTTCTATCCTAGCAACTGGCGCAGCGAGGCGAGCCTTAGAACCGTCTCAATGGCCGCCAGGGGCCTATGGATCGAAATGCTCTGCCTCATGCACGAGGCTGAGCCGAGGGGCCATCTGCTACTCAATGGCCGACCGATGACGGATGCACAGCTTGCTGCGCTTGCTGGTGTGCCGGTTAATACAGCCCAAGAGCTTCTTGGCGAGCTGGAGACCGCGGGCACGTTCAGCCGCACGCGAGCCGGTGTGATCTACTCGACGGAAGATGCGCGCCGACACCGCCAAGTCCGCGACGCAGAGAGCAAACGTCGAGAAAAGGTGGGCGAAAGAGGCCGGAAGCGACCTTCCGCAACCCACGGAAAAGACTGACGAAATCGGGACTGGTAATACCAATGTCGATACGAAACCGATACCTAAGAAGCTAGAAGCTAGAGTAAGAAAAGATACTGTCCAAAAGAGCCTGATCGACGAGCTATTCGACGTGGCGTGGGAAGCCTGCACCAAGCCCATGCGAACGCGCTCGAAGTCCAAGGCGCTCACCCTGCCGTTCTGGCGCGAAGCCTGCCGCCAAGCCGGTAGCCCTGAGCGCCTGCTGGCTGCGCTGTACGCCTACCTCAAAACAGATCCCGACGTTGGCAGGACCGGCGGGCCTGGGCTCCACCTTTGGCTCAAGGACGGGAAGTGGGAGGCGCATCTTGCCGCCCGCCAAGCCCAGCAAGCCGTAGCCGCCGATCCCCAGGCCAGGGCGCTCCGCGAACAGCATTGGCGCGAGACCGGCGAGTGGCGCGAGAGCTGGGGCCCACGACCTGAAGCGGTGGCCGCATGATCGCCACCCTAGCCGCCGCCGTGTTCCTCTGCGCCAGCCCCGGCGTGATCGACGGAGATAGCCTCCGCTGCCAGGACGGAACGCGCGTCAGGGTCTGGGGCATTCAGGCCCCGGAACGCCACCACGCCGAAGGCCCCGCCGCGACCCGTGCGATGGGCGAGATCATCCGCCGAACGGACCTGCGATGCGAGCGCAAGGGCAAGTCCTATGACCGCGTCGTGGCCCGCTGTCGGCGCACGTCAGACGGCCGGGACATCGCTGCGGAGATGGTGCGCCAGGGCCATGCCGTTGATTGGCCGTCGCTACTCCGGCGGGGAGTACGCCCGATGACCCCCGGCCCAGCTTGGTGAGCGCCGCCACGAAACCTGCCGGTTCGGTTCGCTTACCCCGGGCCTGGATGGTTGGTGCGGGAGGATTGGAGCG